ACCGCTTACCGCGCCTGATTTCACGCGCGAAGTGGCAGCGATTGCAGCGCGCGTCAAGGTCGATGCAATTGTGTACGCTGCATCATCTGCGCTAGCGCCTGCATTTGAAAGGCACGCAGTTGAAAGCAACCTGCCCTATCAATCAATTACCGCAACCAAAAACATTATGGCATGTGCAGACTTTGCAGAAGCAGTTGTTGCGAAGCGTCTTGCACATGATGATCCGTTTTTAGACTCGCAGGTTGCTAGCGCGCAACGCCGCTTTATCGGTAACGAAGGCGCTTGGCGTTGGACTATTTCAGGCGTTCCAATTACCGGAGTGATTGCGGCAACCTTGGCTGTTGCCATTGCTGCTAAGTCAGTTACACCCGTGCAGGTATTCTTGTAAGTTGCTTACAGTTTCCTAAACTGGTATACTTTCACTATGGGAAAGAGGAAGCACAACCGATCTGTTGAAACCTCCAACCGTAATATCGTGCCTGTTCCAGTGCCTAGTTATCCTGAACGGAGACTAGGCACTATGTTTTCAAGCATCGCAATTCAACCAACCGCATACCCATTGACGGTAGTGGAAGCGGCGGGTGTTAGTGCAGTGCGGCGTTGCGTAACCCTGATTGCAAATGCAATCGCGGGTCAACGTTGGACGGAATGGGAAGGCGAACCAGCCACGCGGCTTCCTGTCGTTTCACGCATTGTCAAGAGACCCGCCGCTTCCATGACCCGCCGTGAATGGGTGTGGCGTGTTATCGCTTCCATGTGCCTTACTGACATTCAGTATATTTACATGGTTGGTGGCGTTGATGACGAAGGCGTTCCCGGTTCACTTTTGCCACTCCCAAAGGAAGCAATTCAAGCCGCAGGTTTCGTTGATCCTTGGGGCATCTTTCCTGCCACGCAATACACAATCAGTGGCGTTGCAGGCACAGTCTCCGGGGAAGCGGTTATTCCCGTGCGCTCTGCATTCTGGCCCGGTGTGCCCACACACCTGCAAGGCATTTTGCAGATGGCGCGCAATTCGCTAATGTCTGCATGGGCATCTGATAATTACGTTGCACGATACTGGCAGGCAGGCGGTACGCCAGTAACGCAAATTTCAACCGATCAGGAACTAGATAACGCACAAGCAGAAGTGATTGCGGACCGATGGAGGGACCGCCGCGCGAAGGGACCGGATTACCCCGCTGTCCTTGGCAAAGGCGCACATGCTGATCCTTGGGGAGCAGATGTAAGTCAGGCACTTGCAACCGAAGCGCGACAGCAGATTAGCGCAGAGGTTGCAACGCTGTTTGGTGTTGAGTCACATTATGTGAATGTCAACCCTCCGGGTTCTTCCATGACATACAGCAACCTTCAAGATGAGGCGCTTTCACTTGATCGTTTTACACTGGCAGGATACTACGATCCTATACAGGATTTGATTTCAGACCTTCTGCCAGAAGATAGGCACATGCTGATTGATATGACGCGCTTGACGCGCGCCAGTCAAGAGAGCAGGTTTCGCGCTTGGCAGATTGCATGTGGTAAGCCTTGGATGACGCCTGACGAAGTTAGGGTTGAAGAAGGCTTGGCACCTAATGACACAATCAATGCGATTGTGGAAGCGCAGGGAACAGGCGCAGAGAATGCTGCAACTGCATTTGCGCCGAAGGAAGATGTGCCCGAAGAAGATGCAGTTGAGGAAAATGTAAGTGCCTGACATTCAGACCACTACCCTTGGCAGCATTCAGATTAGGGACGTTGACGGCACACCCGGACGGTTTGAGGGTATGGCGCTTCCTTACAATGAAACGATTTCCGTTTCATATGGAAGGGAGCGTTTTGTCCGGGGAGCATTTGCAGAGGCAGTTGCTGCTATCAACGCAGGCGAGCGTATCGCATACCTGAACCGTCATGGCGTTGACGGTGGCGTTCCGGTTGGTGTTATCAATCGAGCGCAGGAACGCGCAGACGGGCTATGGTTCTTTGGTGATTTCCTTGACGTGCCAGAAACGCCGCATGCGCGGAGTCAGGTAGCGTCAGGTATCAACGGCGTTAGCGTTGAATTTGTGCCCGGTAAGCATCGCCGGAAGGGCGATGTTATCGAGCATTTTTCAGGCGCACGATTGGCAGCGGTTGCAGGCAGTTATGCGCCAGCGTATCGAACTGCGCGGGTTGCACTTAGAAGCGTGGCACATGCCACAGAAGGGAAACGCAAGGTGCCTAACCTTACGGTTGCTGCGCTTACTGAGCGTCGTGACTCGATTACCGCAGAGATTGCTGCAACGCGCAGTATCGCGGAGACAGAGAACCGTGCACTTGAAGATGCGGAGACCCGTGATATTGACGCGCTCAGCGCGCGTCTTGTCAACGTTGACGCACTGATCGTTGAGGCACGCGCAGACGAGCAGCGTAGGGACTCAGAACGGCGTTCCCTGCCTGCGCAGCGCGCGAGTGGACCCGGTAGCCAGTCTGCTGTTATCACGCGCTCTGAGGCTGTTTACGGGCCGCACACGACACATAGCTATTTCGCGGACCTGATGAACCGCGATGCTGCGGCAATCGAGCGCATGACGCGACACAAGGCGCTTGTGCTTGATCTGGCACAGCAGTTGAACCGCGCTGTTGATAGCAGCGACATTACCAGCGCGTATCCTACGCAGAATTTCCCGGACCTGTACGTTCCTGATATTGCGTACACTGGTCCGCTGTCTGCGTTCTTTGCAACTACTCCCATTACTGCACCTAATCCTATCTCCGTCCCTGTCTTTGGTGCAGTGACAGGTGATACAGATGTGCAGACCGCAGAGAACGCTGCGCTTCCTAATGTTGACGTTGCAACCCTTCCGCTTGCAATGACGCCCAAGACGATTGGCGGGGAAACGATTGTTTCCCGTCAGGCGGTGGACGGCGCTTCTCCGGGCACAGACGTTATCATTGGTAACCAACTGCGCGAACTGCTTATGCGCGACACTGAGCGTGAAATTGCGCTTGTGCTTGAAGCGCTTCCTGCCTCCGGTGCATTCACTGATACCGCAGGCGTTGCAGGCGCTGGCGCTGATCTGCACAACGGTATCGCTGCTGCGCTTGGTGCCTATTACGCTGGCGCTGCTGCGGGTGGCGCTGGCGCGCGTATGCTCCCCGCAGAAGGTGTGTTTGTCAACGCTACGGATTGGGGCAACCTGACCGGAGCAGTTGACGCTAGCGGGCGTTCCCTGCTTACTTACGTCAACCCTGTCAATGCCCTTGGGCAGATGGGCAGTGCAGCAGGCTTCCAGTCTGCTGTTATTGGTGGCGTTCCTGTTACGCCTGCTTGGGCGCTGCTTGCACCAACCAATGAGATTATTGCGCGCAAGAATGACGCGCGACAGTGGAAGTCCGCTGTGCTTGATCTGCGCCTTATCGAGCGCGAGGGACCGCAGAGCATTGTCTTTGCAATCTGGCAGTATTTCGCGTTTGCGGTTCTCCAGCCTAAGGGAGTGCGGCGTTACACTTACACCAACGTTTAGTAAGTCACTTACATTCTCTAAGGGAGTGAAATGACACGGGACAAGCGCGCCGACGAGGAAGCGGTTTCTGCGGAGATTGCTGAAACCGCAGAGAGTGAAACGCCAACCTCTAGCGATGTTGGGAAGCAGACACTTACTAAAGCGGACCTTGGGTACGATGTGACTGTGGAAGGCGTTCCGCCCGATGATGAGGCGCTGGCAACGGCGCAGCATCCTGATGACCCTAGTGCACATGAGGAAACCAAGCGCAATCCGGGAATGGCGGGGAGCGAGTCAAAGTAAAATGCCTACGCTGACGGGCGCTCAAATTCTAACGTTTGTTGGTAATAAGGCGCCCACAGCGGAGGATAGTGAATGGGCAGATGCAGTTGCAAATGCGCTTCTTGAAGGTCTGGCAATCAGACTGAATGGCGCTGTGCCTGTTGAACCTGCGCGGGAATTGAATGTTGCTTTGCTTCTTGGTGGCGCAGAAGCATACAAAAGACGCGAAGCAACATTCGGTTCTTCTGGCTTCGCGGACCTTGAAGGTAATGCAATCAAGATGACCCGTGATTATCTTGAAAGTATCAAGCCAATGATTGATCGTTATTCAACGGGTCCGGGAATTGGATGACGCTAAAAGCCAGTAGACAAGTCTTGCTAACTGCGCTTGAAACCGCAGGCATAAATGCGTTCTACGGAATGGGCAGGTTTACTGCACCTTGCGCGCGCATTTTTCCTGCTGAACCTTGGGTTGACTCTAGTGGTTTAGCAAATGGCAGGCGCACGCAACGTTATGAAATTTGGGTTGTTGCTGGGCGCACTGACAGCGAAGCAACGTTTGACGATTTGGAAGCGTTGGTTCAGGAATGCCATAACGCTGTAAGTGGCTTACAAGGTTGGTCTGATCCGGTATGGCGCAGACCTTCTAACACGATCATGGGTGGAACTACCTATTTCGCCTGTCGCGGAATAGTTGAAACAACACAAGAGGTTTGATGTGGCAACTATTCTGTTTATGAAAACTGCACTGTTCACTCTGAACGTTGCCGCAGATGCAGCGGGACCATTTCAGGGAGATGCAGCAGATGTGCATGTTGAAGTTAGCGCAGGCGATGTTGTAGAGTATCCTACGCTTGACGGAAATGTTGCTTCAAACAGTGAACCTGAGTCTTACGCACTGGTCATGCGTGCGGGTCAGGATTATTCCTCTACGGGTCTCGCGCGGTATCTCTGGGACCATGCAGGGGAAACCGCAGACGTTGTGCTAAACGCACATGGTCAGGCAGCCACAAGCGGACCTGAAACGCCTGCGGTTACTGGTCAAGTCAAACTGGTTCCTGTCGCTTATGGTGGCGAGGTTGGAACCTTTGCGGAATTTGAAGTTACCCTTCCGTTTCTTGCAAAACCCGTTCTTGATATTGTGGCTGCTCGCGCTACTGCTAATAGCGGTAAGTCTAAAGAGTAAGTGAAATGGCAAAGCGCGGTATGAAAGTTGAGGGAGTGAAAGAAGCGGAACGCGCTTTTGACAAGGTAGAAGATAAAGTTGCAGACCTGTCAAAAGCGCATAAAGCAGAAGTTGATATGCTTCTGTCTGATGTTCGCTCCGCAACCCGTCAGGATACCGGAACGCTTGTGTCAGGTTGGCACACTGAAAGTATGGCAACGGAAGGGCATTTTCTAAATGATGTGCCTTACGCGGGTGTGCAGGAATATGGTTGGGCAGAGCATAATATTGAACCAACCAACGCCATAGCGTCAGCGTTTGAAAATAACGTTGGCAATACGGAGACTGTGTATGCAGACGCAATCAGAGAAATTGGAGAGTCAGCAGGCTTCAACACAAAATAGAATTGACCTGTCTGATATCGCTGCAAAGCATCCTGTAAATACGCAAACTGCTGTTCTCGATTTGAACACCTTTGATGCAGCGCAACTGACGCTTCTTGAAGTGTTAGACTTGTCAGAGTCAGCAGGCGTTGAACCTGCTGAATTGGGCGAATACATGAAAGGTGGCAATACCTCAAAGCGCATGCGGATTATGTATGCGCTCTGTTGGGTTATTGCAAGGCGAGCCAATGCGCGGTTGACGTTTGCTGAGGTTTGCACTTGGAAACTAGAGGTTATCGGAGAGGTTGACGAAGGTGCCTCAGAGCGCACTGCAAAGCGCGCTGCGGCAATCGTTGCCGCTGCAAGTGTAAGTGGCTTACCTCCAACCGAAGCAGCCAACCTGACGGTTGCTGAATTGGGCGCATATCGCGATAGACAAGTGAAAGTGAACCGCGCTGCACGGCGTCGGAAGGCAGGCTAGAAATTGCCCGGTAAAGGCGTTGAACTGCTTGTTAGGATCGTTGGTGAAACCGCCGGTTTGAGCAAGGCGCTGGATGGCGCAGGCGGGGAAGTCAAAGACTTTGGTTCTAGCGCGCTAGGAACCGCCGCTAAAGTCTCCGTTGTTGCTGGCGCTGCTTTGGCAGCAGGCGCAGCAATTGCGAGCATGACAGACGCCGCAGCGGACGACAGAGCAGAGCAGCAGAAACTTGAACTTGCGATTGAGAAGGCAGGCGCGGCAACTGCCAAGAGTACGCAGCAAGTTGAAGATGCAATTGCAGCGGGACAGGCGCGGGCGTTCAGCGATAGTGAAACGCGCGAAGGTCTGCAATCCCTAGTTACCGCTACTGGCGACGTTGAAACTGCAACCAGTCTGTTGGCGCAGGCGCAGGATATCGCGCGCTTTGCTAATGTCGATTTGGCAACTGCATCTGAGGCAGTTGCAAAAGCGTATGCGGGACAGGATGGTAAACTACAGAAACTAATTCCCGGTTTGGAGAAAGGCGCAACCGCCGCTGAAACCATTGGGAATGCATCTGCTGCTGCTGCGGGACAAGCGGACCTGTTCGCAAATTCCGCAGAGGGAATGAAAGCACAAGCAGGCGATGCATTTGGGGAATTGGGCGAAGAAATTGGTTCTGTTTTCCTGCCTGTTCTTGACGCTATTTTGCCCGTTGTCATTCAAATGATTAGGCTGTTTGGCAAACTAATCAAAGCA